TTATTTCTTCATCTGTTCCACGATTTGATCCGCACCGGTTGCCGCAAGCCCCGAAACTATGCCCACTGCCAGAGCCGTTATCCCGTCCGTTGCAGGAAACTCCGGCATGAACAGCATACCAAGCACGCCCAGTACGCCTCCTGCCACTCCGCATACTATTGGTATCCACTTGTTGTCAAGGCTGGTGGCCTTGGCCACCTCGCCCAGCATGTAGGCAATCACACTAATTGCCGCCACGCTTGTAATTCCCATCAGTTCCATATCATTCTCTCCTTTCCAGCTCTGCAATACGCAGGTTCAGCATTTTTATCTGCTCCTCAACCACCGGCATACGTCTGGCAAAGTTGTTGTGCTCCCGCACCTCTCTTGTCAGCTCCTCCACCTTAGTCTCCATCACGCCCTGTAGTCGGTTGTTGCTTATCAGCACCCCCAGCAGAGTCATGGCGCCGCCTATCAGCGCCACCACAATTGGCTCGCTCACGCCGCAGCGCCACCCTTCAGCAGTGCGCCCCAGGTCTGGCCGCCTACCTCGCCGTCGCTTAGCAGCCCCATTTTCTCCTGGAACTCCTTGACCGCCGCCTCGGTCAGCTCCCCGAATATTCCGTCGCATTGACCATCATAATATCCCATGTAGCTCAGCACGGCCTGCACCGTCTCCACCTGCTTGTCCTCCATGCCCGGCTTCAACAACCCTAGCAGCACGCTGTATTCATAGCTTGGCTTCACCGTGACTTTCTTCGTAGCCTCGCCGCCATATCTCAGCACGCAGTCCCAAGGATAATTCCTGTAGCTCCTGATTAAAATCTCCCGTCCGGTTTGGTCGCCGGTTTCTCCGCCGGTCACAGTGCCCAGCTCGTTAATGCTGGCCTCTACTTCAAGTCCTCCGCCGCAGTACATAGCCGTGTGGTGCTGATAGTTCAGCAGCACGTCGCCCCGAGCCAAGCCGTTGCCGGTGGCCAAATCCACGCTGTCCGTCACGTCCTCAAAGCCGCAGCGTAGGAACACTCCACGCATGTTGCCGGTATAGCTGGCGCCGTTGGTTTTCACCGGCACCCCTACGCTCTCCCATGCAGTTATCACGGCGCTGGAGCAGTCATAGTCCGGCCCCCAGCGATTAGTCTGGTCATATCCGTGGCTGTCGTCCTTGGCCAGCTTCTCCATCTCAGTTACAGCATCTTCCGCAATACTCATTCATTGCCCTCATCGCTGTATACCTGAGCCACCAGTGCAGTCAGCTCCTCATATTGTTCCTGCTCCAGTCTGCTCACGGCGAAGAACACGTCCAGCTTGACCTGAGCCGCCTCGCCTGTCTTATAAAATTTTCGCTCTATCAGTCGCTTCATCGCACTATACATTTTCAATCTCCCCCAAATCCGAATTATAAATTTCGTCCACCATTGCCGCCAAAGCTTCGTCAGCCTCGGCCAGTCCCCGCTCATAAGCCGCCTGAGCTGTGGCCAACTCATCATAAGCTTTCCACGGCGCAACCATTAGTCCGGTAAACTCTGTCTTGTCCTCACGCACCCAGCTTTCGCCCTCCGGCACATACCTGTACCCCTCTATGAACTCCGGGCACATGCCGTTGAACTCATCAGCCTCAATTGCCCTTAACCCCTCTCCATTATCGGCATGGCACTTAAACTCAGCGTCTAAATATATGGTCATAAGCTCATCACCTCATTCCAGCCACCAGTTATAAATTGTCCAACCGCACACGTTAGAACCGGCTTTTGGGTATTGCGTACCGGTAAGATTGGATATATCCAAAGTTCTGACTTTTCTTGCGCTTCCGGCAGAAACTGACAATTTTGTTGACCAGTTAGTAGTTACATCGCCGCCCGCACCAGTAGATGAGAAGCCGAAAAAGCTAGGATTTGAGTATGTGCCTGCAACAGTTTTTGCGTCTACATACATTGTCGCATAGTCAGTGACATCAATACCTGAGAATACAATGGTGCTATTATCTTTGTTTACTGGCTGACTAATGGTGTTGTCGCTAATGCTAAAAATTGACGTGCTACCTGATTTCTTGGTTATACCGTTTTTCAGTCCTTCTCCCTCTTTGAAGATATAGAACTGATACAGCAGCTCTACCACCGCCGCCTTGCCTGCTTCCGCTGTCACATCCTCGCTGGCGGTGTCTTCCCCGTCTGTGCAGCTGACTGTCCATTCACCGGCTGCTACGTTGAACAGTGCGTTGCCGCTGGTGTCCTTGGCTTGATAGGTCTTGTCGCCGTTGGTGACGGTGCACACACTGCCCTCAGGGTACGTGACCGAAATGATTGCGGTCAATCTTCCGCCGCTCTTTGCGTTTGTCTCACCCCACATATGCTCACCTCTCATTCACTCCCCAGCGGAGTGCACACTATTGTGGGGATCGTCATGTCCTCCTCCGGGATTTCGCTTGCGTATATATACACACCACCGTTGTATGAAACCGCCACCGGGCTCAGCGTACCGCCCAGCACATCTGCCGGGTCGAACACCACCGTTGGGAAAAACCTAGCCGTCACGCCGCTGCACCCTATTGCCGCTCTGTAGGGATAATCTGGAAAGATGTCGTCCTCCGCCCATTTTCCCACAGCTACCGTCACTCCCGTGAAGCTCAGCACCTTCACGTCCTCGGCCAGCTTCTCCCGACTGATGCTCTTATCCGCTATACTGTCCCCGTCTACAATCAGAGGATCCGTGCCGCCTGCCTTGTGAGCGCTGGCGTGGGCAGCAATGTGGCTCAGCGCCCAGTTGAAGGTGGCCTCGGTACCGCTGAAGCCCTCCTTCACCGCCAGCTCGTATGGGCTCTCTCCGTCCTGACCCGTATCGCCCTTGTCGCCCTTACTGCCTATCAGATTCACAGTCTTGGGGTTTGCCAATCCCCCGTCGTTTGACCAGCTGAGATTTCCGTTGTCGTCCATTTTGGGAGTAAAGGTTATGCCATCCTCGCCCTTATCGCCCTTTGGGCCTTGGATGGAGCCGTTGTTCACCCACAGCTCATTCATCCCGTCATATACATAAATGTCGTATGGTGCCTCAGCTCCCACGCCATAGGCATCTCCACGCTCCGGCTCTGTAACCTGAGAGATTAGCTGCTCCAGGCTCTCGTAATAGCCCAGAATCTGAAAGTCCCGGCCATCCAGTGCGCCGCTGTTTATCTCGTTTTCCAGCGCCTTGGCCTTTTCCAGTGCCAGACTTGCCTTGCTGTCCACCTGCTCTGCCACCGACATTGGTATCTGGTGCAGCGGCTCATCAATAAGTCCGCTCTCCATAACCTGGATGTATACCGGCACCGTGGTAATGCGGCTGTCGTCCTTTGTGCCGGTGATGTATACCTCCCATTGCCCGATGCTCAGATTCAGATGGCTCTCCGCCGTCAGCGCATCGTCCTCAATGCTCAGGTCATAGACCGTCTCGCCCTGGCGAAAGTGCACCCACTTGGAGTAGCCGTCCCAAGTTTCCCCGCTAAAGTGGAAGCTGGCAGTCAGATAGTCTCTGGAATTTGCCGCAATCACCGGGCTTGCAAAACGGATGCTTTGATCCGTAATGTAAAAATCAATCATTCCTTAGCTTGTACCTCCAGCTCGTTAATTTTCTCTGCCAGCCTAACCAGATAGTCTCTCAGCTGCCTAAGCTGGCTATCCGTGGAGCCGTGTAAAATCGGTGGATAATCCATTACATATCACTTCCTATCTCCAAAATGTTGGCCATGGAAAAGAGCTTAAAGTTGCCCTTGCCCTCCAGCCTTATCTGCATGTGGTCGCAGCGCCTTGGGCAAATCGGCACTGTCACCGTGCCTGTACCGCTGAGCTTAATGCGTCCCTTGCTCTCCCAAAGTCCGCTGGAATCGTATTGGATGAACACGTCCATCCAAGCTCCCTCCTCCATGCTCATCCTCAGATTGATTCTGGACACATATTTTTTGTCTGGGTACTGGTAGTATAAAATCCCGCTCTCCGCCATCCATGGCACATAGCTCTCTGCCTTGCCCTCGTCGCCGCTGATGCACCATAGACTGTCCTCGGTCATGGCGTACAGCTGGCTCTCCAACCTGGCAAAGCCCAGCACAGGCAGCGTGTCCTCCTTCATCCATATGCTTCTGCCTATGTCGTAAACGAACAGTTGCCGCACAGCGTTCTTGTCGTCCATGGCAATGTAGTACTTGTCCCCTACCGAGCCCGCCACAGCCTTGAAGTAGTTTTCCTCCCCCAGCGCCTCGGAAACGCTGACCGGGAACCCTCCCTGATAGGCGCATATGTCCTTGGTTGACTTGTAATACAACGTCTCGTTTACCACCGACAAACTGCCGTGACTGCCCGGCTGCACACCTCTGCATACCGTCTCCGTAATTCTGTGTGCGCCGTAGGATGAAACCGTCACCTTGTGTATGGTGTTCTCCTTGAAGAACATGGGGCTGCCCAGGTAGTTCACCGCCCCTGTCCACGGACCATCGGAGCCCACGGAAGCAGTCCACGAGTCCGTACTCAGTCCCTGATATTGTTGCCAGTTCTTAAAGTCTCCCAGGGCGCAGCCGTAGATTTCGTTTAAGTTTCCCTCACCGTCATTGCCGTAGCGGCAGCCCCATAGCCGGTTCTGGCTCTCGCATACAAAGTCCATGTCCGGCACAGTCCGCTGAATCTTAATGCAGCCCTCGGTCTGAACCACCGTCTCCCGCAGTATTCCGGTGACCACTATGTAGTCCGATTCTCCATCTCCGCCGCCGATGGCCTGAATTATCTTGGAGCCGTTTAGTCCCTCCGCTTCGCAGCCGCTGAGCTCCACACCGTCTAAAGCGCTGAACAGCCCCGGCAGCTCTCCCTGAGACACAAAGCGCAGCCTTGTGTATACCGAGCTTATCTCCACCCAGCATTGGCTCTCGCTGCTCCATTGCTTCAATAAATCGCTGTCTCCAGAGGTGTCTATCCATAGCTCACCGTTTTCCGGATCAGTCTTTGGGCTGTCAGCCACTCTTGGAGTCTGGTATTCGGAGCCGTCGATTTTGCACAGCGTGCATGTCACAGCGCCGGTAGAGCTGTAGTAGGCCTCCATGCTGCCGTAATCCGTGGGATTAGCAGTGTTGTAATACAGCTTGTCCGGAAAAATGCAGATGTAGGCTCCCATGCTGACCAGCTGCTTATCCCCCTCCAACACCTGCAATACCGTCTCTTCTCCGTCGTACCATAGCCGCCCTGAGTCTATGTACGCCAGCTTTTCTTTAGCCAGTATGGCCTTTGGCTCCTTGAGCTCCCTAACAAGTCCTCTGCTTTTTCTGCAAGACAGCATAGGATAGTTGGTGCTGGACAAATTCATCATGTCGTAGAATTCGCCCTTTTTAATTTTCAGCCTGTGGTTGTAGCCCTTGAAGGTGTCCGTCACTTCTCTTTTAGTTTCGCTGGTAGGCAGCTTTGGAAAAACAGGCATACTTTTTTCACTTCCCTTTTATTTTTATATGCAAAAAATTAAAATCTGAATCTTTTGCCCTTGTTTATGTGACTGCGGTCTCTGTAAACCCAGTCTCGAAACTGCTGATAGGCCGAGTTGTATAGCACAATCTGTTGGTTGTACTTTGCGCTCTCTGCGTTTTCCGCCGCAATCATTGCCTGCAAATAGTTGCAATATACGCCCTCTGCATAGGGAATCGGCACCAGCAGCTCTTCCTCTCCTGTTGAGTATTCTCCGGGCTTTATGGCCTGCTCATAGTAGAATTTAATAAGCTCCTCATAAATCTGCCCGTCCAGCATACTGAGCCACTTTAGCTTCTGCTCAACCCCGTATTGGTTCGGCTCCAATATGTCTATCTGCCGAATTACCTCAATCGCCTTAATTTTTCATCATCTCCCTTTTTTACTTATTCACTCTTCACTATTCACTCTTACTTATTCTTCATTCCATCCACATTTTCATAGAAGATGTCCGCCGCTCTCTCGCTGCGCTCTATCTCCTGTGCCACAAAGGATGGCACCATAGACTTTTTCCCTCTGGGCAGCAGATAATTCACTCCATTGACCGCCACGAAGAAATTGGGATCTTCTCTCTCCGCACCTCTGGGAATAAATACTTCAACTCTCTCGCTCATGTTTTTCTCCTTAGTCATTCTTAACTTTTTCTCCCCTTGTCCCTCCCGGTCGCCTGCCATTCCACCCCTTGCCTCGCCCCTTGTGAAGTCACCGCCGCACCCCCTTGGCTCGCTCCTTGGGGACGTGCGTAAGCCGTGCCTTGTGCAGAGCTGGCACGGACACGGCGCAGCCGTGGCCTGAGAGGGGTCGGGGAGCATTATGTGTCATGATGGCACTTAAATCTATCGTTACCTATTCACTCTTCACTATTCACTATTACTTTTAATTCACCTCATCCACAGCGCTGAAGCTGGAAGTGCTCATCACACGCAGCAGTCTCTCGGGATAGAGAATAGTTGCTCCATTGGTCTCGAACTTGTAGCCTATGGTGCTGAACTGATTCAGGGGGCCGCCGATTTCGCCCTTGTCGTGGATGATCATCTCCAGTGCGCCGCCCTCAGGGTCTATGATGCCGAAGCTGTCCTTGCCGAAGAAATAGGTGGCATAGCTTCGGCCGCCGTTCTTGTTCACATATTCGTCGCCGTCGCCCAGCACAGGGGCAAACACGTTCTCAATGAATCTCACACCGTGGAGCTCACCGATTTCGCCGTTGAGCAGTTCATCGGGAGCGGCATACTTGTGTGCCTCGATCCAGCCCTCGCTCTCACGCAAATCGTGGGCCACAGAGGGATGAACCACAGCGTAGTATTTACCGTCAATTCTGGGCACACGGTTTTTCTTCATGACGGTGACAGCCTTGTTGATCATTGCCGGTGTCAGCAGACTCCAACCGTCGTTGTCGCCGGCACCCATAGTGGCGCAGGATGTGGGCACGGACTTTACCTCACCGGTGCTCTTGTCGATGTTGTCGCAGTAGAGCACATTGGTGCCCACCAGCAGCGCATCACGAATCAGTTTCTCCTGAGTCTCGGCAGCGGAAGCGCCCATCTCCTCGGTAGCGCCCAGAATCACATCGTCGTAGGCACGCAGCTCCAGTTTGTCTGTAATAGAGGTGTAAGTGCCGTACTGGTCAACGCTGCCGGTTACAGTGGTAACACCGAACTTCTGGCCTGTGGGGATAACGCCTTCGGTCAGCTTGGGTGCACGCTCAAAGGTGTTCCATTTGCGCCATTCAACTGTGCCGTGGTGATTTGCGGGCAGGGGCTGGCGCTTTGCAAACTGAGCGTAGAACAGCTCTGCTCTGGCGTTTTCCAGCAGCTCAGTGTCATAGTAGGCCTTCAGCTCCGGTGCCAAAGTGTTGTTACCCGCAAAGGCCGCAGTCTCGCCGGTGTTAGCATTTACATAGCCGTTGGTAGCGTTTACCACGGTGCCGGCTTCTGCAAAATACTGCAATTGGTTTTTCATCATTTTCTCCATTTCTTTTCTCCTTTTTTTGTTTTGATTTTCATTTTTGTCCTTATCGTTTTATCTCCCGCCTACTTCTCCCTCGCCCCCTTTCACTTATTCACTCTTCACTATTCACTAATATTTCATCCTCCGTACGGCAGCTTTTTCCCCTGAGCGCTGGCCTCATATATGCGCTTTTTCAGCGCCGCTCTCTGCTCACGGCTCATCTGCCTTGGGTCGCTGGCAGCGGTGCTGGCACTCTGCCCGCCCTTTAGCTCCTCCGGCCTTGCCGCCCCGGAGCGTAGGGACTTCACCGCCCAGCGCATGCTCTCTTGCCGCATGTTCTCTGTCAGCTCTCTGTGATGCACCGCATAATAGGCCTGCTCCACGCTCAAACCGGTGTGGGGTGCAGTCAGCCGCACGAAGCCCGGGTTCTCCATCTCTTTTCTAAGGTCAAAGCCCGGCACCGTCTTGCTCAGCTCTGCGGCCTGAGCCATAAGGCTGTCCAGGTGTTCCCTTGCCGCCACCGCTCTGCCCATACTCTGCCGACTCTCCGCCTGCCTGCGGCTTTCCGCCATGCTGTGCAGATTCTTGTCGTAGGCTTGGCGATATTCCGGGTCAGCCAGGATTTCCTCCCAGCTTGGCTTGTGCGTTTCATTTTCGGCGCTTGCCTGCTCAATTGCCACCACAGTCTCCGGCTGCGTCACCCCATCCGCAAGACCGCCCTCCTGCCCCTGGCTCACAGCCACCGCTTCACCCACGTCCCCGGCCCCATCCTCACTAAACCATTGCAGCCAAATTATTTCCTTCATTTTCTCCACCATTCTTATAATTTTCTTCCCACTCCCCCCTTGGGGGGAGTCACCTCCGCAACCACCCTTGGCTCGCCCCTTTTGAGGTCAGCGCCATCCCCCTTGGCTCGCCCCTTGGGGAGTCACCTCCGCACCCCTTGGCTCGCCCCTTGGGGAGAGCTGTCAGCGCAGCTGACTGAGAGGGGTCGGGGAGCACCCATATAGAACGCTATGCGTTGTCATTTGCTCCCCGCTCCCATCACTTCACGCTCGCATTACCGGTGCTGTTTGCCGCCAGCTTCTGCTGAGCCTTACTGGTGCTGCTTGTGCCGGTGGTACTGCTGGATTTGGACTTGCTGCTGTAATATCCGCTGTATGAGCTGCCGCTTGAACTGCCACCGCCGCTGTACTGCTTCAAATAAGCGTTGGCCTGTGCCTTAGTCATGCCGCTGTCGCTGAGCTCCTGCTCATCAGGCACATAGCCTGTCTTGGTGATCAGGGTCACCAGGCGGGAGTAATTTGTGTTCATCTGGTCAAGGTCATTCTGCTCCTTGTCCGCCAGCATGCCCTGCTGATACTTGATGTCGCTGACCATATCCCTGTACTCGTCGTACTCTGTGTCTTTCAAATCCGTCAACCGGTCGTATTCGCTCTCCAGCGCAGAGCCCTGATCCTTATAACGCTGGTAAGCATCCTCATACAGCTCCGGTATAATGTCGCTGAGCTTTTGCAAATACTCGTCGTATTCCTGCTGTCCCACGCTCTGTGCATAACTGCTGCTGTAACCGCCTGTCAGCGCTGCCGCCTGACCCATGCTGTCTTTCATGGCCAGTTTGCCCAGCCTTGTGTATTGCTGCTGATACTGCCCATATAGCGGGTCATTGGCCGCCTCATAGGTAAAGGCCTGCCTGTTGACTATCTTGTTGTATAACTGGGTGATTTGCTCGTCATAGCTGCTGCTAAATTCCGGCAGACTGTATTCGCTTTCCTTCAGCGCCGCCATGGTATTGTCGTAATCGTGGTTAATGTTCTGGCTCGCCGCTGATACCACCGTCACCCGGCTTTTGCTGCTGTCGCTTTCCTTTTCCCCGTCCTGATATTCTTCAAGCTCCGCCATAGTAAACTCCCTCTCTCATTTCAAAATCTCCGTTTTCACATATTCCGGGTACATGTTCTCAAGCAGCTGGTAGCCCAGGAACACCGCCTCGAACACATCGGCGCAGCGCAGAGAGCAGCCCCTCTCCGGACAGCAGCTTATCTCCGCCGCTCCCGGCCGCTTTACCACGCTGACAGCGTTTTCTCCCTCCAGCTCCTGCAAGCGCTCTTCCAGCACCAGCATAAGAATGCTCTCAGCGGCGCAGACGATGTCGTGGCCGAACTCTCCCGCTCCTGCGTGGCCCTGAATTTTCATGCGCATTCCCGCTCTGTCATAGTAAATTTTGGTCATCCGCTCAGCCTCCCGGTTGAGCTGCTCTCTGTGCTCTGTCCCTTGCAGCGGTCACTCTGCTGTCCTCACCGCCCGAAAGCTTCACATTGGTTCCAGCTCTTGCACTGATGCGACCGTCGCCGGTGATGGAGCTCATCAGCTCTGCCGCCCTCTCCGGCTCATATTTCTGGGTCAGCGCCAGCGCATATTGCTGGAACACTGACAGCTTCTGTCCCACCGAACCGTTGTAGCTCAGCTGCTGCATAAGCTGATCCTTGCCCTCAAACTCCATCATGCTCATGCAGGCCAGTGCCTGGTCTGATTGATTGGGTGAGAAGAAGCCCAGCTGATAAAATTGCAGCGCCAGCTCGTTCTGGCTGATTCTGGTGTAGGAGCTGCTCTTTTGCGGTATGACCTTGATGTCGAACACCGGCAGCCGCATGCCCAGCTCCACCCCGTCATAGCTCTGCATCTGCCCCACAAGGCCGGAGTTGTCGTAATCGATGAACTGCTCCGTGCCCATGCGCCCTGTAATGCGAAACTGCCTTGGCAGGTCGTAGAACTGGCGAATCAGCTCAATGCACAGCCCTATAAGCTTGCTGTAGGCTCTGTAGCTTGCCCTGGTGGCATCACGGCTGCCCTTGCCGCTGGCCTCCTGCAAGGCTGCAATGGCCGAGGCCGCAGTCACGCCGGAGCTTACGATACCGGCGGAAGTCTCCGTGTTGCCGGAGGTCTCACGCAGCTCGTTTATAATGCTGGTTCGCATGTCCAGATAGTTGCCGCTGAGAGCCTTGTAGTCCACGGTTCTCAGGCTGTCTTGACCCAAATTTCCGCTGACGTGGATAATCGGGTTGTTCAAATCCAGAAACTCGTCCTCGTTTATGGCTCCGTCCACTCTCTCGAAGTACCTGGGCACTGAGCCCACCATGGTGTTTTTCAAAAACGCCGTCTGCATAAGGTCGATTTGCGTCTGGCTGTTCTGGCATAGATCTATGAACCCATAGCCGCAGGGGCTGCCCTCCACCGGAAACAGGCTGTCGAACACAAAGGGGTACAACCCGTGCTCGTATAGTCCCGAGTGCTCCAGCTCTGAGGCAATGTCATCATCGGTGCCGCCCAGCTCCGCTATAGCCTGAGCTCTCATCTCGCCCTCGTTTTCGGTGGAGAACAGCACCACATCTCCCACATACTTGCAGTAGTGCAGCACCGACCTCTCGCCCTCCCGGCGCTTGTAGTACACATCGATGACCGTGGACTTGCCCTCGGTTGAAACGCTGTCGTCATAGATAAACTTTGCCGCCGCAAAGCCGGTGTTCCTCAAATGTCCTCTCAGCTGGGGATAGCGCTCCACCAGCGACTCATTGTCCTCAAGCCTTGTGTGGAAAAAGTATCGGCTGTCCTGAATGTCCGCCACACCCGGCTCCCAAAATACGTTGAGCATGTCCACCCGCTCGATGGCAATGTCCCCCAAGCCGTTGAGCTTGGTATTATCCCAGTACACCTTGAAAACTCCCGTGCCGGTTTTCAGCTTCTGCCACATAGCATCGGAGTAGGTTTTCTCAAACTCGTTTTGCTCCAAAATAACCGGAATAATCTTGGACAGCACCTGCGCCTCGGCCCTGTCGCCTATCTCTCTTGGCAGAATATTAGGTTCCGGATAAGCCTCCATAGCGTCGGCGTGCTTTGAAACTATCACGTTGTGCAGCCAGCCTGACACCGCCTGAAAGCCCTGCAAGCCGTCGCTGACCTTTCGCTCCTCCACCTGATTTCGCAGCTTCCACCAGTTTTCCGCCCCAATAGCCCGGCGCTCGATGCTGGCCTTTCCCGCCTTGTATTTTTGCAGAATTCTTGTGAATTCCTGTAGCCGTGTCCTGTCCACCGGCAATCTAATCTCGTCCATTTTCTCTCCCTTTCTCATTCATCCTCCGCCCCCACTTGCCTCGCCCCTCCCAGACAAGCTCCGCACCCCTACTTGGCTCGCCCCTTGGGGAGAGCTGGCGCCGTAGGCGCCTGAGAGGGGTCTGGGAGCACTCTCTGTCATGATGGCACTAACTTAGAAACCTCACTTATTCACTCTTACCTATTACTTCTCTCCAGCGGGTCTATCAAAAGCCGCCTCTCCTCCACTGGCCGCAGCGGAGCCACGGGCTGAGACATGCACAAATATCTCCACTCGTCCGCCGCATGATCCTCAAGCTCCGTGTCCAGATCCTCCGGATGGTGCTTGTGGTACATCATCAGCGGAATGGTGCGGATAAAGTCCTTGCAGTTGGAGAACACATACATTCTGCTGTAGCCCTCTTCGTCGAATTGCAGCCTGTAGTGGCATTGCATCCAGCCCGGGATTCTCTGGTGATCCCCCGGCATAAACATCAGCCCATATTTTGCCGCCGTGTCCGCAATGCTCTCGCCGTGGCTTGCATCCCAAATCGCCGGGTCAGCCACCCCCTGTATGTAGCGCCCTCGCAGCCAGGGGTGCTCCCGCTCGATTCTGGCAATCTCCCTAAACTGCTGATCCGGTGTCCAGCGCACGCCCTCGTTGGGATTGTCGCCGCAGCCGTACAGCTCCAAAATTCTGTATAGCACCCCGTCATAATCAATGGCCCACCATGCGCAGGAAAAGGGCTTGCCGTAGCCGAAGTCGTAGGAGCGCATAAGCTTCCAGCCTCTCCGGCTGCCAGAGCCGATGTCGAAGGGCTCTATCACATGCACCCAGCGGTGCTGCTCCCTCAGCTCCCCGGCCGATAGCGTGCAGCCCGCCTTCTGCGCCGCCCGCAGATCCGGCTCTATCCTGAAATCCTCGAAGAACTGACCCTCGAAAATGTCCCAGTTGCCGTGGAGCCAAGCCTCTTTCAGCTTAGGCGGCAGCGCCTCCAGCTGTCGTATATACTCCGGGTCTGCCTCCATCAGCGCCTTGTTGTCCGTGACCAGCGCTTGAATAAAGCTGTGCTCCTCGGAGCGCTCGTTTTCCTTGTAGTGCTTGTCGATGAACAGCCTTTTCACCCAGCTGTGTCCCTCGCCGCCTGGGTTACAGGTGTAGTAGATTCGCTTCGGAAAATCGTTTACCCCTCGCACGCAGGCTTTCAGCTTGTCCATTTTCTCTTCACTCTGCTGAGTGGCCTCGTCCACGAACAGCACATCCACCTCGGTGCCCTGAAAGCGCAGACTGTCTCTGTCGCTGTCGCAGTAGCGAAACAAAATCCTGCTGGAATTGGGGAACTCAATTTCCTTTTTGCTGTCGGAGTAGCTGGCAATGCGCTGCTCCTTGCTGTCCATGCAGCGCAGCATCTGGCACAGAGGCACAATGTGGTTTTCTCTCAGCTCTCTAAAGGTTTTGCGTATTATCATCACCTTTATCCCCGGGTAATTCAGGCATAGCAGAACCGCCTTTACCCTGACCGCCCAGCTTTTGCCGCCTCCACGTGCGCCGCCGTAGCCCACATATTTGTGCTCGTCCAACAAAAACTCCCGCTGCTTTTCGCTGGGTTCCGGGATAATAAGCTCCCTCATCGGCTCAGCTCCTCCAGCTCCTTGGACAGATGTACAACTATCTGCTCCTGCTGAGCCGTTGCATCAGTGTCCAGATGCTCCTGAACCTCTATCAGCTCCTTTAGTGCCGAGCTTAAAGCCTTGTAATCCTTAGGGTCTAAGTCTTCCCGCTCCAAGGCCTGACTAATTTTTATAAGTAGTAACTCCGTCGCATGGGCCAGCCTGTTTTTGCTGTATTGCTCCTCAAGCTGTTTTCGCCTGTCTACCCAATGATAGCGGCTGGCTCGTTTTTTCAAATTGTCATAGCTTATGCCCCGGCGTTCTGCCAGCTCTTTCAAGGTCATCTGTCCGTTTAAATATTCATCTTCGATTTCACCCCAAGCAATTGTTTTGCCTTTCTCCGGCATTCTCAGTCCCCCTCGTCCCTGTACTTTGCCCCGTAGGTGCATTGGTAGGCCGGGCAGCTCTCATATCGGCTCACGCAGTAGCAGCCCAAATGCTTTTCTCTCTGCTCAAGATTTTTGAATTTAAGCTCCATCATGCTGTCCTTTTCAAAGCCCTCGCAGCAAATGCTTCTGTTTTCCCTGCTGTCCTTTTTGTAAAAGGGGCATTTCACATCTGCCCCGGTCCAACAAAGTTTTTTGTAGCTTGCCATTTTTCATTCTCCCTCTCTGTCATCCTCACCGTTTTGCTGCATCCAAGGCGGATATCCCGTCCGCTCCATGCAGCTAATGATTGGGTCATCCCTTATCTGTTCCATCTCTCCCCGCCTTTCCCACTTCTTTTTCTCTCCTCTTTTCGCACTTTTTTAAGATTATTCCTTGACAACTCCCCCCGAATGCTTTACTATATCCTTTAAGTAAACTTCTCCGCCCCCTTACTTGGTTCGCCCCGTCCCGGTCGCCTGCCATTCCCACTTGGCTCGCCCCTTGGGGAGAGCTGGCGCCATAGGCGCCTGAGAGGGGTCGGGGAGCACCATCAGTCATGACAGCACCCAATTTTAAAATCCCACTCACAGGAGTTGACTCCCCATGCCAGCATCAGAAACCGATGTCGCTCTTGAACATGCCCGTCAGTTGCGCCGCAATATGACTTCGCAGGAGCGTAAGCTATGGTATCTGTTTCTTCAACATTATCCTGTAAAGTTCTATAAACAGCGTGTAATTGGTACTTATATCGTTGATTTCTACTGTGCTGCCGCAAACCTTGCCGTTGAGCTTGACGGCTCCCAGCACTATGATGAAGCGGAAATGGAATACGATAGCCGCCGCAGCGCTTTCCTTGAAAAGCAAGGCCTTCAAGTTATTCGTTTTTCAAATCATGACATCAATACTCAATTTGAGTCGGTCTGCGAATCAATTGATTTCGCTGTCCATTCCCGCCTCCCCTAACTCGCATCGCACCCACTTGCCTCGCCCCTTGTTGGACGAACACCGCACCCACTTGGCTCGCCCCTTGGGGACGTGCGTAAGCCGTGCAGAGCAGAGCTGGACACGGCGAAGCCGTGGCCTGAGAGGGGTCGGGGAGCACCCTCGTTCTTGATGGCACCAACCACCCTAGCACCTCGTTTCCCTCAACCACGCCCTGATTATATCTCATCTTATTGCGATTATCTAGTCTTAATTCTTGCTTTTTTGCGATTTGTCGCATTGTACATATATCACATTATGGAGGCGATACTTTTTGTTCGATTACGACAGATTTGAGCAGCTCCGTGCATCTAAAGGCATCACCAAAAAATTTATAGCCCAGTCCCTGGGCCGCACTTCCACCATCTGCCAGGACTGGAAGCAGCAAAAATCTCAGCCCAGCGCCGAGCAGCTGCGCAAGGTGGCGCAAATATTGGGCACCACCCCCGCCTACCTGACCGGCGAAACTGATGCCCCTTACTTTGATCCCTCCGCTGATCAAGCCGCCGAGCTTGAGGAACTGTTGACGACTCTCCGGGAGCGTGAGGATATGCGTATGTTGTTTTCTCTGGCCAAGGATGCCAGCCCTGCGGATGTCCGGCAGGCAGTAAAGATTATCGAGGCACTGCGCAAAGAATGATTGACTACTATACCCGGCTTGTGGATTTTCCCATAACCGTCGGTGGGGTCAGCGTTCCCAACAGTGACGGTAGCTTCGACATCTATATAAACGCTAATTACTCTTTCCTGCGCCAACAGCAAGTTTTGGAGCATGAGCTGCAACATATCCGTAAGGAACATTTTTACTTGGATATGCCTGTCAGCCTGATGGAGCGCCAGGCCGATGGTGAATGTAACAACGTGATTCTCCATCCCCCGGAGGGCTATATCCCCCGCTTCAATTCCGAAGCTGCTCTTGCTCATTGGATCAAAAACCTCTGCGCCCAGCAACACCTTGACCTATCCACTATTTCTCTATAA